GGCCAGGGCGGCGTCATGTGCCTCGCACTTTTCCAGCATGTAGCGCAGCGAATCCAGCAGTTCGCCTTTGTCCGGGTTCATACCGATGTCGTGGCCGATGGCTTCCCACGCCTCCAGAACGGTGATCACCTCGGAGCGGAACCCGGAATACCAGAGCTTCACGGCATCTTCCTTGGCAAGCGGGTAGCTGAGGCCAGCGGCGGTCAACTGGTCTTCGGACGGCGGTGCCTGTTCGAGCTGCTCCACGGGCGATTGCGCCGGATCGGCGAATTGGATGGGCGCGCGGCAGGGGCAGCGGATCTCCTCGCCGGAAATGCTGTTGCAGAAGCCGGTGCCCTTGCAGTCGATGCAGGGCGCCGGCGCCTGGTCCTTGATAAGGGCCAGCAGGCTCTCGGCTGAGGAGTGAACGTCGTCGAGGTCCGTTGACCAGCGGTGCGGGCTGGTGTCGTGGATGTTGTCCAGTGCTTCGATGATGCCGCGCAGGCGGGTAACGCACTGCTCGATCAGTTGGATAGAGGACATTGTGGTGTCTCCGGTTGCTCCGGCGCCGGCGGCCGGCAGCGGAAGCATTTGCACAGGCCTATCCGTTGGCCCGTGGTGCGGCAGATGGTGGGGCGGTTCATTTCGTGGCGTCTTGCTTCATGGCTTTGGCGTGGCCGACGCAGGTGCGGACCGGGTTGCCCAGATCGTCCAGGTCGGCGTGGCAATAGAACCGGCTGAGTTCCTGCCGGCAGTAGATGGCATCGGAGGTGGTGACCGGCGAGGTGTTCGCCGGGGTGCCGAGACGATAGGCACAGCCGGCGCACGTGCCGCGTGGGTCCACAGTGGCGGCCAGGACAACACCTTGCAGCGCTCCGAACATCGTCGGCAGGTTCGCCTGCTCCGCGGTGTGCGGGTGTTCGCCGCGCTCGATGAGGATCAACTCCACCATCGCACGGCAGTTCTCGGCGACGGCGTTGGCCATGCCCAGCACCTGGGCGAACAGGTCGAGCATGGCGGCCAGGTCGCGCTGGGCGGCCATTTTCTCCAGCACCTGGAGGCGCAGGTCCGCCGGCAGAAGAACGGCGCCGGCCAGTTCCTTGGCGTCGGCTGCGGTGATTGAGTAGTCGGTGGCGGGCTCGGTCATGCTGCCACTCCGTTTGCCTGAGGGCCGAAGCCAGCCTTCAGCCGCAACACCAGAGGGCCTTCGCGGAAATCACCGTCGACGGTACCGTGCAATTCCGCGCGCTCCTCCCGGGTGAGGTTCCTCCATTTCGCGATTCCGTAGTCGCCCTTCATCACGCCCACTGGCCCGTCGCGACAAGTGCTGCTGTAGCTGTAACCGTTGGCTGTTAGCCACTGTTGGCATGCGTACAGCGCCTCGAAGGTGCCTGTCTGGTCGAAGGTCTTTTGGAATGGCTCACTCATGGTCTGCTCCTGGTCGCGGCGGCGCACCGGCATGGTTTCGAAGGGAAGGGAACTGCAGTCGTCGTGACGCGAGGCGCAGGCGCGGCAGCGCCCGCCCTTGGGGTAGTAGTTGGGCATGGTTGGCTCAGGTGAAGAGGGTGGGCTGGGCGCTCTTGTCCAGCGCCTGCTGGATCTTGTCGTATGCCTCGGGGTGCTGCTGGTCGAACGCTGGCATGCGGGTCGATTCAACCCAGGTGCCGCGCTCGGCGCCCTTGTCGAGCCAGGATCGTGTCCAGTTCGTCGCGCTGACGCCGCATTCTGCGATCTGCTTCGTTGTGATGAAGCCCTGGCGGCGCAGCGTGGCGATCACCTTCAGCGCGCATTCCTTCCATTGGGTGAGCCGCAGCGGAGCCGGAACGCCGGCAGGCACGTCGGGGACCACGATCGGGACATGGCAGCGTTCCGCGGGGTTCCAGTCGAACAATTGCGGTCCACTGGAGTGCTGGAGCCAGTGGCGCAAGTGGAACTCGGGGAAGTCGACGAACTTGCCGTCGCGCCGACGGTGTCCGCGGGACGGCGCGAGCACTGCGATGCCGCACATTTCAAGCAGGCGCGCGATTCCGTGGCTGGCCTCGGTGATCCGCCCGACAATGACCAAGCGGTGATCTGGCCCGGGCGCCCCGTACCGGTCTTGCCAGTACTGCGGCAGGATCTGGTCGGCCACTTTGGCGTTCAACTGCAACTTGGCCTCGACGCCGATCTGCCGGCCATCCTCATGGACCACCAGGATGTCGAACCCGGCAGTCTCCGGGTAGCAGGTCCAGCCGGGGACTCGGTTGAACTCGTCGATGAACGCCGCGCAGAGTTCGGCCTCGCTCTGCACCAGCGGGGCCTGGTTCTTCATGTCGGTATCTCCGCAGGACCGGTGATGTGCTCCGCGTGCAGAGCGCGCATTCCCAGGTTGGTGGCTACGGTGAACTCCAGCCTGGCGCCCTTCGAGTCCATCCAGCCGGGCAGCAGGGCGATTGCCTGGCAGGTGAGCAGCTTCTGCAGGTCGAGCCGCAGGTAGTCGGCCCATTCGAAGCCCGGAATCTCGCCGTGCTCGGCGGGGTTCTCGACCTGGTACCCGAGGCTTCGCAGGCGCGCGGCTTCGGCGTGGAACGCGGGGAAGTTGTGTTCCGGCAGGCCAGTCATAGGGCCGGCGAGGTAGATGCGCTGGATCACGGCAGCAACCCCTCCCCGATCTGGCGGGCATGCTTGAGGCTGCCGGCCCTGATGCGCGTCCAGTTCTTGCCCCAGTCCTCCGTCAGGCCGCCCTGGTCGCGGAAGAAGGGACCGTGCTTCACGAACACGGCGCCGCCGGCGTTGCGCATGACGAAGTAGGTGTTGTCGTCGATCGGCTCGTCCGTGCGGTCGTGCTCAATCGCCTTGTCGGTCGGCGCCGTGCGCCAGTCCGGCCAGGTGCGCGACTCGTTCTTCGCCTGCTTTGCCAGCAGGGCGTCGATGATCTGCGCGGGAGTGGCGCCGGTGCGCCAAGCCCCGTCCAGGGCCAGGATCACAACGTCGACCCACTCGGCCAGGTCGCCGGGGGCTTCTTCGATTTCGCGCAACTCTTTGCGGATGTGGTCGACGACGCCAGCGGCGCGCGACCCAGGCCCGAACGTGCGTTCGCTGAACCGGCGCTGGCGCTCCAGGTGCAGGTCGAAACGGAACACGTCCAGGCGGCCCCGGGCGCGGCCAAGCGCGTAAGCCTCGTCCTGGAACATCAGGAGGTGATCGCTGGTGCGTCCGGTCAGGACATCGAGATAGCGGCTGTGGAGCGCCTCAATTGCAAGATGATCGTCGGGGTGGTTCTGGTTCGTCGTCATGGCTGCACCTGCTGAAGTGGGCGATGGCCTGGTTTCGGCGGTAGGTGTGGGGTGAGCAGCGCGTCCTCGAGGGACATGCCTGCGGCGAGTCGCCGGCGGACGGTGCTGGCCGAGACGAGGCTCGGCAGCAGGTCGACCAACTCTTCGAGGGTTCCGGTTCTGCCGCGCACGGTGTGGGTGTGCTTGTCCTTGCGGGCCTTGCGGGCCTGGTCCAGGGCGCTGGCGAGTGCCGGTGTGCAGTAGCCTCGTTTCTGCGAATTGGCGCGTTTGTGGTCCAGCGACTGGCCCTTCGCCGGCCATTCAATGTCCGGCATCAGGGTTAGCATTTCGCGGAACACCCAGGGGCCGATGCCCAGGGCCAGCCGGGTGGCGCGCCGGGAAAGCCCGCGCGCGGCCGCGTTTCGAATGAACTGTTCGGTGTTCATGAATGCATCTCCCAGAGCAGTTTCTGTCCTTGGTTGGGCGTTTCCACACGGGGGCGGCTTGGGCAGTTCCAACTGCCTCCGCCGCGGATGCCCACCAGGTGCCAACCGCTGGCGCGCAGGCTTGCGCCGGCCTCGCTGGCGAGGATGTAGGTAAGGAGCCTGCGGTAGCCGAGGGCGCGTGTTGCACGCCAGGCCGCGCCGTACAGCTTCGAGCAGCCGTTGCGCGCGCCGTCGGTACAGCAGCGGGTCACCTCGAGCGTCATCCCGTCGTCGAGGTGGCGCGCTACCGGGCGGCCGACGATGGCCACCCCTACGATGCGTTCGCCGGCGGCGAGGCCCAGGCTGAATTTATGGCCCTGGACCGGGCCGTGGTGGCGGTGGTGCTGCTCTACGAACGCATTCGCCTCGGCCAGGGTCAGCGGACACACCTCCAGGCGGCTCATGGCTGGACTTCCTGCTGAGCCACGCTCAGTGCCACCGCAACCGGGCGCACCCAGATGGGCGTATTGCTGAGCATGAACGTCTCGCCCTGCTCGGCCAGCAGCAGGGTGGTGCCCATCACGCCGGCGATGGCCTCGGCCGCGGCCGGTGGTACGGCGTTGCCGATGCGCTCGCGCCAGTCGCTGTCGCTCAGGCCGTCGAGGACCAACTGCTCTTCGGGGTCGACCAAGCTCTGCAGCGCGGCGAGTTCCAGGGTGGTAAACGGCCTGTGCCAAGTGCCGTCCAGCGACTGGATGATGCAGGTCAGCCGGTCGTTCGCCGCCGGCATGCGCGGGTCGGCGACGCTCCAGCGGCCGTTGTCGTAGCGGGCGCTGGCGGAGACGGCTCCGGACACCTGGTCCCAGCCCATCACGCCGTAGTGACCACCGCCTACCCAGGCATCGCCAGGCTGCCGGTCGAATGCTCGAGGATCAGCGATCGACAGCGCGCCGCTGGCCACCTGCTGGGAGCCGGTGACCGTGCCGGTGGCGCTTCCCCACTCGCCGACGTGCAATTTGCGGCTGCTCGCCCCTGGGTGCCAGTTGTGGTACCTGGGATCGGCAACAGCCTGGCCGCCGGAACTGGGTCCGTGTCCGGTGGTCACCGTTCCGGCGTGCTGGTCCATGCTGACGACGCGGAAAACGTTCTTGTGCCAGGTCACGTCCGGGCGTGGGTCTGCTACGGCGAATGCGCCCTGACCGGTGGTGCTGGCCGCGATCACGGTGCCGGACGGACCGTCCCAGTCGGTGACCGGGTACTTGCCGAAACTCTGGCCGCGGGGATCGGCGACGGAGTACGTGCCCTGGCCGGGCGACTTGACGCCGATGATGGCGCCCGAGGTGTCAGTCCAGCGGCGCACGCCGTACTGCTGGTACTGCAGGGCGTTTGCCGGCGCGCGAGGATCCGCGACTGAGAACCGCCCGTTCATCGGGCGGCTCGCGCCGGCGACAACGCCACACGAATCGCCCCAGTGATTCACGCCCAGGACGCCCCGGTGGCACTCCGGCACGATGATCAGATCGCGCAGGTAGCCGTCCTCGACGGCGAGGTCGTTCAGGCTGCGCCAGTCGCTGCCGGCTCGTACCAGGGCGAGACGCACCCAGGTCTTCCACTGCAGGGATGGTACACGGTGCATCGGGCCGGCGGCCTCGATGTCGCCGGGAAGCGGCATGCGACCGAGGATGTCGCCGACGGCGCGGAGCGACTTCTTCTCTGGCTCGTACAGGAAGGGCGGCACTTTCTCGACGTGCCGCGCGACAAGCAGGAAGCGCTTGCGCGATTGGGCCAGGCCGCCGAGTTCGCCGCAGTCGTGAGTGGTTTCCGCCACGGCGTAGCCGAAGCCACCGAGCAGGCTGTTGATCTGGTCCAGCAGGTGCCGACCGCGGCTGGCGAGACGCGGGACGTTCTCGAAGACGATCAGGGGCACCGGGTCATCGGCCCAGGCTTCGCCCATGAGCCAGATGCAGCGCAGAGTCAATTCGTTGAGTGCCTGGTATTTTGGGGTGAGGCTCAACTTCTCGGACAGCAGGCCGGAGGCCCCCTTGCAGGGGCTGGAGATGAACACCGCGTCCGGGCGCTTGCCCTGGGCGGCGCGGCGCACATCCTCGGGGGTGGCCTCCCGCCAGCCTGTCGGCGGCTCCTTGCCGTGGAACCGCACGTACTGGTCGCGGGTGAAGAGGTCCAGCAGGGTGCCCGGGAC